CGGTCGCGGTCTCAGGCTCTGACTTTGACTCTGGCTCTGGTATTTCTCCTGACTCTAATATGCCAGCCTCTCGCATGGCATTGTCAAGACTGTTCATTGCGTCTAATGTTGGTGGTTCGACGTGCCCAAGATCTAACTCCTGGGGAATGCCCTCGTTGGTGACTGATTTTTCGTTTGCCATAAATTTATGCCGTGACTATTTCTTTTTGTTTGGGGAACTTGCTTTGATCGGATAGCCAGAAACGTTCATGTCATGTCTCGGTATTCTGCCACTGGACTCTCGCGACGAGTGACGTCGGCGAGAGAAAAAAGTTGCTGCTCGTAGGCATCCCACCCGGCTCGCATCGCGGCAATGCGGGCGACGGCCTCGGCCCCGTTCTTGAGCACGGTCTCGGCATCGACAACGGCCGGACAGACCGAGCGCATGAACTCAACAATTTTTTCACGCGGAACACGGCGCAAGAACTCACGAAATGACGTTGAATCCTCCAATGACCAGGTTGGCTGACTCATGATCTCATCCTCCAGTTGGCGGGGTTGGACGAGGAGGAGACGCGACGGCATCAATCGTGGACTGGAGTCCTCCAGCAAGCGTCGCGGGAGGAATCTCCGATGCTGAAGCCGGAGTCTGCGTGATGTCAGTGACCGGAGCGACGCCTGGTGACATCGCCGGCATCGCTGCCGCGGCGGCACGACCCTCAGTCGTTGGGCCCTGCAGCATCTGGCGCACCTCGTCAAGGATCGATGTGATCTCAGCCAGCGCCGCGGGCTTGACGCCCTTCTGAGTCGCTGACTGAACGTGCGCGTCGGCATGCTCAAGGGCGATGGTCAAGAACTGCGAGCTTGAGTCAAGCGGAATCTCAGACGAGAGCATCGGGGCAAGGCGACTGAGCATTGCTCCAAGGTGGACCATGTCCTCATCAGTGGGGTCGACTGGGACCGCCGAGCCCTCAAGAATCGTGGTCATCTCAATGAGCTGCTGACGATGCTGCTTGAGAGCCGAGAGAGGACTGAGATCGACATTGAGCAGACGCTCTGCGGCCGATCCTCCAAGTTTCGAGGCAATGTCGCGACGCTTGAGCTCGACCGTGTCGATCGTCGGATCGGCAGAATAGCGACTGACGACCATGTCGAGGACTCCGGACTGTGCGGCGATCGCATCCTCAACGTTGGCGCGACTTGATGAATTAGAAAGAATCGCAATCTGAGACGCCGCCATCCCTCCGTCAAGCATGCGAAGGATCGCCTCGACCGCGTCAGTCTCAATCGACCGCGGGACCTCGACATAGAAGAACGCCTCGGACTCGCCGACGGCCTGAAGGGAGGTCCACGCCTCAAGATCAAACACGGGCGTCAGGCCAGAGTTTTTTGAGTTCTGGGAAACCTCGCTAGCAAACTGCAGAATCTCGGGTCGGCAGATGCGGCGCTGCAATTGATCAATCAGCGCAAACATCTGATCCGCAAAACGAGACAGCATCCCGGCACGGATCTGCGCATCAATTGACGCCGTGTAGTTCACCTCTGACGCCGTGCGCCGCGCTCCCTGCTGATCAAGCACCTGACCTGGCATGAATGCTCCAACGGCAACCTCGGCCTGCATGGTCGCGTGGCGGTCAAGCGCAAAGAATGCCTCTGAATCAATCTGGAACGACACCTTCTCAAGAACCTCATAACCCTCTCCGACGATCGCAAACGGGTGATTCACCGTCAGACTTGGAGTCTCGGTTGTTCCTGACCCGGCCTTTGTGGTGCGACGAAGAATCAGCAGGCCCGAGAGATGAAGCGCATCCTGAATGAGATTGCGCGCCTGCTCGACCGAGACGTGCGTGTTGTAGAGTGCACGACCTGCGCCCCTTGACCCGTGCAGCGTGCGATCTCCGACTTCCGCAGAAAACAGGGTCAGACACTGTTCCATCTTGTCATACCGCGCTCGGCGAAAGAACAACGGAACGCCGTCTTCGCGGTCAAAAATGTAGTGGTCGATTCCGCCAGACGGATTGACGGCAAAGATGTGACCGGCCTTCACCACCCGAATTGAGGAGGTGAAGCTCGAAGCAAGGTTGTTCTCACGAACGAGATCCTCGTAGACGCGCTCATTCTCGGAATTCGCCCTGTCATCGAACTGCCTTGGCGCGGTGTTGAGCTTCTTGACAAGATTGTCGACCTGCCATCCGGCAAGAGACGCAATCTCCGGGTCACGGATCGTCTCAACGATGTCATCAACAAAGAAATCCTCTTTGAGTCCCCAGATCTTCACCTTCGTGGACTCCTGAGGACAACCGACATAGAACAAGGCCTCGTCAGACCGATACATCCTCGGCCTCCAGCTGAACTCATCCTCACGCCCGACGGCCGCGTAGCCGTAGCCGATGTTCTCGTCGATCAGCTGTGAAAGAAAATCAGGCCATCCCGACCACTTACGGATGCAGTCCGTGATTGCCTTGCGGAAAGTATCCTCCAAGGCTTCGGTGCCCGAAGCTGCGTTCGGAAAGTGGCTGAAGGTCAAGAGGGGGAGTTGGTCGATGACCTGGCGATATGGCGGCGTGAGCCTCTTGAGCAGCGAGGACATGAAGCCTGTCGGCCGATTGCTGCGCCATGATTGCCCCGCGGCGCGCAGTCTTCGAGGATTCCACGGCTGTTCGCCGTTTATCTTGCGGGCGATGGCCGTGTTCTTGTTGTTTCGCTCGCGATTGTCCGTTGTGAAGTTCCTGTATGTTTGATAGGCTTGCTCGAAGGTCAGGACTGACGGAAGAACGGAACCCGTTTGTGGGTCGACTATATCGGCTGTTGAGGCGTCGTTTGGCATTGCTTACCATTTTCCTTTGGGGCATGATTCGGAAGCTAGCATGGTCTTGGCGAGAAGGAAACACTCGCAGACCGAGCATTGCATGTCTGATCGATACTCGCACTCATTGCAGACAGACAGCCTTTTTTTCTTCGTAGAGTTATCGACAAGCAGGATCTCTCTACGAGCAAGCTTGTCAGCCGCTCGTCCGACGGCTCCCGCAAAGTTCTTGACTCCCTTCGATGTTATCTTCATTGAGCACCTTTGGCAACTCATTGTCTCGCCCAGCAGAAACCAGGAACGTCTGGATTCTTCTTGATCTTGTCCATTCGAAGCCACACGGCAGAGCGGTTCTCATGTCGCAAGATCTGACATGCGCGAAGGTCTCTTTCACGAGGAAGGTTGTTGCCGGCTCGCAGCATCGCCGACATGCGGTTGACGGCCTCGACGCACGAGCCGCAGTTGCTGTTCCACCGCACGTTGTATTGACAGCCCGCACAGATGCTTGCTCTTCGCTGCGCCTCCTGTTTCAGCTCGAGCTCCTCGATCGAGTGATCCTGCAGCTGCGCGTCCATCGTCTGAATCATGTCGTCGGTCAAGGTTCTGGCATGCGAGACTTCTGAGCTCACCTCGATTCGAGACACTCCCTCAAAATGGTGACAGCTTCTAGGAAAGGTTTTGCAGATATACTCGTCGATCTCGGCCTTGACATCTCCGATTGGGATGACATTGTCCGCCCTGAACTTGATCACGGCCTCAATGAGGCTGCGATACGTGGGCGCTCTGATCGGTTCGGGCATGTCGCGACCGAGACGATCCTTCTCTGGCTTGTGCCATCCTCCTGGCATGATCATGGATTCGATGACGTTCATGGGTCAAGAGGACATGTCAATGAATTCGAGGTTGTCAACGATGCCATGTTCAATTCTGTCAGGTCTCGGTCTTGGAACGACTGAGTCCTCGACCATGCGGCCAGAGATTCCGCCGCTCATCCTGATTCCGTGAATGGCGACAAGAAGACTGTCAAACCTGTCGGGAGAGGCGTCGCCGTGACGCTTTCTGAAATCCTTCTTTGGCTCGATTCGCAGCACTCCTCGTCCGACTTGCATGTAGCGACGGGTGACGGTCTCACGGCCAAGCGCGTTCCAGTTGATGCCAGGATTGAGCTTGAGAAGATCTGTCTCGATGAACTTGCGAAGACTGAAGGCCATCTCGGTGACGACGTCGTTGTAGCGTTCAGAGCAGGTCTCAGAGTCGTCGTCTAGAATGCGCGTGTCGGATGCCGCCCAGCTGAACATGATGCCAAACACGTCTGGGCCAAACATTGACTTGAGGGCATCGTGAACGCCAGTTCCGTTTCCAGTTCGATCGACAGACAGCCATCTCGGCTTTACTCCCATGTCGTTGCTGAGACGGATGATGGCCTTGGTCTGCTCAATCGTGTCTCTCTTTTCAAGGCTGATCTGCTGCTCGACTTGAATGACTCGACGCTCGGTCTTGAACCGTTGAAAGCTTCCCTGCATGTCTGTCCACCCGATGGCAGTTCCAAACCTTGCGGCCGTGAAGAACGCAAGGTCATTGCCCTCGAATGCGAGGTCAATTCCTGCGGCCATGATCGTTGGTCCTGAGAATGTGTAGAGACCCTTGGCCCTCTCAAACATGGACTCATTGACGATGACGACCGAGGAAGACGCCTCAGGAAACCACCCGCGCGCCATCGTGTGATACTCAGGGTTGTCGGTCCCAAGCTTGAGAAGCCGCTCGAATCCCTCCCAGGTCTGCAGGCCAGGAAACACGACCTTCTTTTCGATCACGTTCTCGCACTTGGCACCGTCGAGTCTGATGACGTTGTATCCTCGAGAAGATTCCCAGGTCTCGTCGACATCAATGTCAATCGACGCCCAACCTCGTCTCGGCTCAGCGAGAGATCCGAATTTGCTGTTTCTGTCCTTGGGGTTTGTGGCCGCAAACACTTTGACGTGACTGTTGTCGGTCTCTTCTGTCAAGAGGACGTTGTTCACATCCTCCCACACGCCCTCAGGAATTTCCTCAGCCTCGTCAAGAATGAGGGCGATGCGACTGAGCTTGCCAAAGCGTGGGTGCGGAACCGGGCGAGGAACCGGATGGAAGCCTCGAAGCCGTCCCTTGCCATCATCACCCATCGGGATGGAGGTTAGATGGATTCCCTGTTTGTCGTCGTTGTTGACCCTGACTGACTCGGACTTGACTGAGAGACTTGGAACTGGGACAATGACATTGGAAAGCAGGTTCTTGAGGTGAGCAAAGACATTGGTGACCGCATGCTGACGAGTGACTGACATGACCTTGATGCAGGTCCACGCAGGATCACGCAGGAAATCGAGGCCGAAGTAGACGGCTCCGGAATACGACTTGGAAAGAGATCCGCCTCCCATGATCAGATTCTTTGACTTATGCCGCAGTCCATTCCACACGAGATTGGTGCAATGCGGCTCTGGCGAAAAGAGTTCAGGCCCCCAGCAGACAATTGCCGCCGCCTGATATTGATCAAGATCGAGAAGTCTCTGGATGTAACGCCATATGAGATACTCGCAGTCATGCAACGAGAGCTTGATCGATTCCTTGGGAGGGTTGGTCACGCAATACCTGAGAAGATACTCAGACGGACCAAAGAGGTCGCCGGTTTTCTGGTGCGCCTCCCTGAGATTATACGCGCGCTCGAGATAATGATCCGAGTCAAGCACCTGATCGATTCTCTGCGAATCCTCTGGGTTGATTTGTGCCGTTGAGGACTTCTTGCGGACGCCGGTCCTTGCGAAGCTCGTGCGGACGGCGCTCATGCGAATGACTCGGCCAGGTTGAGCACCTTCTCAGAGACCTCGACACGGACAGAATCC